CCACCAATTCGTGCAAATGGGGCTTTTATATATTTTTTGTCCATATAATAATATATATTATATCATTATATTTATTAAATTAATTAATTAATCTATTTTCTGTATCCTTTTCCTGCCATTTGAGAAACAAGACCTAATGCTTTTTGACCTATATCAGATTTAAGAGCGTTTGCTGTTGTTCCTACAAGTGATTTAAGTGTTCCAAAAAGAGAACCACCTTGAACTGTTGGTTTTACAACTTCATCTGATACCATACGTCCGTCTTTAGGTTGAGTTTGAAGGGCTTGTTGAACTTCAGAGTGAGAAAGTTCTCCAAGATTAAAGAGAGCAGAACTTGGGGTAATATTGAGGACACCGCGATATACTGGGCATACCATAAGTTCAAGGTCATATGGCTCACCAGCAGCGCGACCAGCATATTGGAATGGTTGGTCGTTAAAAACCATATTACATTGGAAGTTTTGGTTTCCTGCAGCCTCCATAGGAAGAACATCACCTGCCTGTAAATCAAGACCTAAATCAAGGGTTGGTGAAAGAAGGAGAACTGCTTGACCATTACACCAATCGTTCCATGAACCTTTCCAGCCATTACGTTTAGAGATACGGAAAAGAGTTTTAGCAGAAGCTGAGGCAAGAAGTCCAGATTTTACACCATAGTTAATAGAAACACCAGCTAATGAGGAACCAGATGACCATTGACCAATGCCAAAAAATGTGTCAGTTCTTGCAGTTCGTGATGATGTAGATGCATCTCTAGTATTTAAAGTTTGACGGGCATAAATAGCAATTAAATCTGGTTGAGCAGAAAAACGAATTGTGTCAGAATTAATTCCATTCATATTATTACTACCATCCTGACCTGTAAATTGTTTATTAAAATAAATTAAGTTTTCATATGGATATGAAACTACAGGAGGAATTGTTACTAAATCTGTTGGGATTTGAATATATTCCCATTCAAGACGGGCATCAGCAATTGCCACCGATGTTAAACATGCTGGAGCATAACCACCGCCAAAATTAGGTGCTTGGGCAGATACCAATATATCATTATTATTTTGAAGGTTAAAAACCATTGACATTGTGTTAATATTAGCAAGGAATGTTTCATTATCATAAGTTGTGAATGGTGAGATTAAAAGGGGTTCAGATACCTCAAAAACAACAACGCGAGCAGCGGAAGCCCCGGGTGCTGTTGCTTCGTATGTTGGATTTATACTAATTGGTTTAAATGATGCGCGATTAGCACCAAGAGAATTCTCATAACGAGAAAGAACTTGATTTGCGTGCGACATTTGATTAGAATTTGCTTGATTAAGAGCAACAGTATAAGTACCATTTGCAAGAGCAGCACCATTAATTTCTGATATAGTATTACCACCAGTTACTGTTAAAGATACAAGATTAGTAGCGCCATTGGCAACTGCTGGAGTTTGATTTCCATCAGCAACAAGACCAGCAAGATTATCAGGTTGGCAGGGACATTCGGTTGCTTGGTTCATAACCCAATGTTTATCAAGACGACGTTGAATCCAATCAAGCATCATACGTGAGTTTAGGGTGGTTGTCGCTCCGTTAATTGTTAGAGAAAAGGTTGAGGTAATGGATTGAAGAGGAAATGCGCGAAGAACAGTATTAGCAACAACAGCATTATCAATTACATTATTAGGGAATACAGGATAATAATTTTGTGCTGGATAAGCTGGGGCACCACCAGCAGTTTCATTTACAGTAATTGTAATAGTGTAGCGAATACGAGGATTACGTGATATAACTGTAGAAGAAAGGGATGGAGTAATTATACTATTAAAATTAATAATACCATTATATGGACCAGCACTATCACTAAGAACTTCAAAATAATTAACGTTATTACCTGATACTTTTACAAGGGCGTGTGTTGTTTTGCTTACGTTGCATCTGTTATCTAAAACAAGTTGAATGTCTTCTCTATTAGAACTCATTATATAATTATATCTTAGATTTTTATTTTTTATAATTTAAAATAATATATTTTATATCATTTCAAACTAATTTAAAATTTTGCAACAAATTGTAATTTAACAGTTGTATTTTGTCCTTGATTTAAATACAATTCATATTCAGAACCATCTCTATATTGATAGTATAATTGTAATTGTATATTATCTAATGGCAAATTAGATTTCAAAAAATATGTTCTTAAAAAGTTTGGCTGAAAATATAGAATTTGGTCTAAATTTTCTATAAAATCAGATGTTGGAACATCTATATCAAAAAATATATTATTACTATCATTTATACCAAAATAAGCACCAGTTACGAATATTGTATTAGAACGGAATAAAATCTTATCTAATTGATTAAAATTATATATTGATTTTACATTTTGTGTAATTGATTCCGCTTGTGTATTTAATATTAATTTTTGTAATCCTGATTGTTGGTCTAAAGTTGATAAGAAATATACATAACTCAATAATTGTTGATTAAATAGAATACCATTTCCAGATTGTATTAAAACTGACGGATATGATAATGAACATAATCCAGATTGATAATCTAATGATAATACTGGTGGGGTTTGTAAAACTCCTGATGCTGTTGCTTGGTTTATCTTTGTCGCTGCGTCACTTAATGCTGAATTTATAGAAGCAATAAAAACTGATATATCATATATATCTGCTCTTCCAGCATCTATATCAGAACCATTCTTTGAAAATAGTCTATATGCTCCAGTTAATGATGTAGTCCATTGTGATGCTAATGTTGTAGGATAAAATGCTTGTATTTGTTGATTATTACGTAATGATACAATATATTTATAATCAACTTCATTTCTTGCTATTTCTCCTACTTCATCATTTACATTGTTTGATGCTATCAAATTTTGAGATTGTAGTCCATATAAATATAATGTTGATGATATATTTGGATTATTGTTAGGTGTGCTCGCTATTTGATTATATGTTTGTGTGAATTCTGTTAATTGTTGAAATGTACATGAACTACCATTTATTGTTCCTCTATATATTAAATTATTAGATGAATTAATAGCATATATTCTATTAGGGCTAGTACGTGAAACCGATACACTTGATACATTAATATTTGTGGTTAGTTGTGTCCATAATGCTGATGCTGAAACAGATTGAAGTAAATATACGCCATACTCTTTTGTTAGTTGATATGTTTGTTGTGGTGATATAGGAATAGGCGCTGTGAATAGATTTGATGATGAATAACCATCATATGAATATAAATAATTTAATGATACATTTGATGGACTATCTTGTGTTTGGTTTGCTGTTAAAAAGCCTATTGCTGAACAACCATTATGTGCTTCTAAATATGAAATTGATAAATTTGGTCTAGTTTCTGTATAAACTAATGTTGGAGTATTAGCAGTTATATATGTATTATCTGTAAAAGTACATTTATAAATTTGATTACATTGAATTGTTGATGGATTTGGACTATTATTATTTGCTAATATAAATAATGTTGATGCTCCATTTTGAACATCACTTTGATTTGCTGTTATATCAAAACCATCATTTGGAACTGGTATAACTGCTATTGGTGTTGTTGATACATAATTATATACATATACCGATGAATTTACTAACATAGCAAAATGAGTAGCATCTAATTCACATAGTGCTTGAATTTGTGTTGCTTGGTCTGGTAATGGATAAGTTTGTTCTATAGCATAAGTTCCACCGATACTTCTTACAACTACATTTGGAGCATTATTTTCATATGCAAATTTTCCACCAGATTTAAAATAAGTAAGACATAACATATTTGTCTCAAAGGCTGTATTTGTTTCTAATACATTAAAATTTAAATCATATATTATTAAATCTGCTTGAAAATTATTTATTTGAGAACACCAAAAACGGGAACCCTGCTTAAATATTCCTTCAAAATTAGTAGATGATAAACTAAAATTTCTACTTAAATTGCTTGTTTGATTTTCTTGAATACCAAATATTTTATTTTGTGCTGTAGCATCAATTTCATTTATAAATATAAGTTCATAGGGATAAGTTGGATATTGTGTGATATATAAATTATTATTAGTTCCAGATGCTACTAATTTATTTGTTGTCGCTTGAACATCTATAGATGATGGATAAACTTGTTGGCTTTCAGATATTTCAAATTCTCCTAATTGAGACCAACTATCTGGAATAGATGAAGGATTTGGACCACAATTACAATTCCAACCATAATATAAATTAGATTGTCCTATACCATATAAAAGACCTAATTTTTGATAAGCATAAACTGCTTTTATTCCATTAATATTATTTGCTTGATACCAATTTACTGGTGGATTTGAGACTGGATAACTAATATCATATGTATAGTTATCAGTTCCAACTGCAAAAGCAAAATTTGGAGTTATTGCTAATGATGATATAACATTTCCATATGTTATTTGTGTATCTGTATTTACATTATATACTAATTGACCGCTAGTTGTTCCATATAATGTATCATCTATCTCATTTCCATCTGATAATATATAAGTATTAGCATCTACATCTATATTTGCTAAATTTTGTAATTGAATAATAGATGTTTCAACAATATCTGTTTGAGGTTGA